GTAGATACTTGTGGGATAGGAGCATTGCCTGTAGCAAGTCTATTACGCAATTGTTCTATGTTACGCAAACCTAATTGTGTAGCACCTTGTCTAGCAATACCACCTGCTAATGGCAAACCTATAGCACCTATTGGACCACCAGCTAAGTATCCTAAGCCAACAGAACCGCCACCAGATACAATTCCTGTAGGAGCTAGTTTACCTACAAATCTTAATAAGTTTTGTGTAGGACCACCTTTTGCAGCAACTTTAATTGCATTTTGTTCTTCTTTAGTAAATGCTCTTAGTGCTTTAGGGTTATCAGCTAAATTAACTAATTTACGTCTTAGTGCATTTTCCATACCTGATTGTGAGAAGTTTGCTTCAGCGCGTAAGTCTGCACTAGATACTAAGTCATCAATAATTTCTGTTTTCTTAGCACGTTTCCATAAGTCTCTAGCATCTGTTAAAGCTCTAACAGCTTCAGATGAACCTTTAGCTAATTGACCAGGTTGTGCTGTTTCTACAAAGTCATCTAGGTTATCTACTAAAATACTTGCTAAACGTCTTTCAGATGCGTCTGCACTAGAACCTGCTGCTTGGCTAATACGTCTTAATATTTCCATATTTTCAAGACTTACATTACCACCTTTAGTATCTTTAATTCTTTCTAATGCTGCAAATACTCTAGGTTGTAATGTTTTATCTAAACCTTCTTTAGCTAATGTTGATTCTATTTTGTTAGCAAATTGGTTATAAGAATTCTTTTTAAATACAGCACCTACTTCTTCAGCAAACTTGTATTGTTGACCAGCTTGACCTTTTAATTCTTGTACAGTAGGAGCTTGTAATGTACCTTTAGCACCTACAGCAAATGGTATACCTGCTGCAATACCTGCTGCCATACCTAGTGTAGGACTACCTGTTTCTTCTGCAACATATTGTGATGTAGTACCTACAGGTAATGCTGCTGCAACTTGTCTTACAGGTTGTTGTGATAATGTTTGTGCAATACCACGAGCAACAGGACTTGTAGTTGTTTTAGCTAACTGACCTAATGCACCTACTTGACCACCAACTCCACCTAATGCACCACCACCTACTTGTAATGCTCTTTCTACTTGTGTTTCAGGATTAGGAAAACCTAATTTAGTTAAACCTTTTTCTACTTGTGCAGTAGGGGATGTAATATCGTATTTATCAGGTAATAAAGCATTTAAACTTTTAGTAAGCAATTCAGCAGCAGGTAAGGCTAATCCACCAGCTATAGCACCAGCAGGACCTGCTAATGCACCACCAGCAATTGCACCTGTTACAGGAACAGCAGCACCTCTAGCAATAGAGCTTAAACCACGACCAAACTTTTCTGTCATGCTTCTTTCTTTTTTAAGAATAGAAGATGGTAAGTCATCTTCAGGCACAACATTAATAGTAGATAATTCTAGTGGTAAGTCATTAGATGGAACTAAATTACTTGGTAAGTCTTCTAAAGGAACTCTAGCCATTATTCATACTCCCATTGACCATTTCTAAATATCATTGGTTTACCACTTTTAGACTTAGTTTTCATTCCTTCTGTAAATCCACTAGGTTGTTGAGTAGCAGCTTTAGTTGGTGCTTTTTCAGTTGATTTAATTTTGCTATTGTACTCATTTAAAAAGTCGCTAGTGCTATTATATAATTTACCTTTGAAACCTTTTAACGTGCCATTAGTATTGTAATAGTCAACTGCTTCTTGTTTAGTTTTAGCTGCACTTGTCATTTGTTCTTGTAACAAGTCAAGACGTTTAACATTAACACTTTGTGGCAATGCAGGGTTATATACTCGGTTAATTAATGCTTCACCTTCTTTTGCTGTAAATTGTGGACCAAGAATAAGTCTTAAATTACGTTGAGCAATTTCTTGCACTTGCTCTTTAGTATCTTGAGCTGTAGGGTTTGTATATTTAAGAATACCTGTATCATCTTGTGCGCCAACTAACTTACCTGTAATTTTGCCTTCAGGTTGTGTTTGTAATGTTTGTTTAGCTATTTCTAATTGAGATAAACCTTTTTGCACATCAGAGAATCCACCACCAATTGTAAAGTCTACTAAGTCTTGTGCTGACTTTTCTTCTACTTTAGTTTCTAATGGTGTAAGACTTTTCTTAACAATTTCAGCTTGTGTTTGTGGTGCTGCTGGTGGTTGTTGTAAACCTAATTTAAGTTCTAATGCTTTTACTTCATTTCTTAATAATGGGTTTTTAGGGTCTTGTTGATATTTTGCAAAAGTTTCATTATATCTATTGATTAATTGAATATCACTAGACTGACTAGCTTGACCACGAGTTTCTTGAGGAGCTTGGTAAATAACTTGACCTTCTCTATTTACTAACGCACCATCAATAGTATATAGTTTATCGCTATCATTTTGACCAGCTAATATTCTATTTCTGTATGCTGTATTTAATGCTTGGTCTACTGTATTTTGAGATGCACCAAAACCTGCTAATCCTGCTTTACCCAAATAAGGTAATGCACTTCCTGTGTTTAAGTTTTTAGGTGTAGCAAGATATGTTAAAGCTGCGTTGATACCACCGGATAACAATGCTCTTTTGTTAATAGCATCTCTTTCAGCATCACCAATAAGACCGCCTGTATTCCTAGGAACACCAAAGCCATAGTCGCCAAAGTCCCCTAGCAATCCACCTAATCCACTATTTGTATCAAAAAGTGCCATATTATTATCCTCTGTATCCTTGTTGAGCCATCTGTTGTAATCTCATTCTTTCTTCGTCTGATAAAGGCATCCTAGAAAGTAAGTTAGGCAAACCAATTTCATTGCCTTGTTGTTTGCCTACATTAGGTGCTACGTTATATAATGGTGAAGATACCATATCAGGATTGCCACGTGTAATAGGCATAACAGGTGGAGCTTGCATTTGTTGTTGTTGTGGTTGATTTAAAGCATCAAAACCTTTAGCACCTAAATTAATCTTATCCATTGTAGACATATTAGTAAAAGGATTGCCAATGTTATTAGTTAAGAAAGCACCTGTTTTGTCTAGTAAAGATGATGCGCCTAATCCACCATATACGCTAGGAGTAGCACCTAAACCTGCCATTGCACCAGGAGTTAATAAACTAGCATTTAAAGTAGGAGTTCCTAATATAGCAGGAGCTACAGTTCCAGCAGCTAAATCAGCACCACCAGCAGCAGTAGCAGCAGTAGCTCCGCCTGCAGCACCAGCTCCCATTAATCCTGCTCCGCCTGCACCAAGACCTGCACCTAATAATGCTGTTTTAAATGGGTTAGCGCCTGTTGCAGCACCACCTACAGCACCTACACCTGCACCTATCATTGCAGGAACTAATAGTTGTCCCATATTAAACCTTTCCTGCTACATAGCACATTGGTTCTATAATTGCACGATAGATACGACCTAATGGGTCTCTGCGTTTACCACGCATTTCTTTCCATAAGTCAGCAGTTCTATGTCTTGCAATATGCTCTGAAACCTTACGTACAAGTTTACGAGCAAATGTTTGTTTATCGCTAAATGCAAATGCTACAACTGGTAAGAATAGTTTATGGTATCCTTTTTCAATTGTTTTAGCATTAGGCATTGTAGCTGAATGTTGTAACCAGATAGCTTGACGGAATGAACCAAAACCATAAGCCTTATTCATAGCACTACATACTATCTTGCCGCCACCACCAGATTGAGTAGTAGTAGATACATTACCCATAGGCGCACCATAGGCAGCACCAAGGTATGAAGATAGTTTTTGATATGGTTTGTTTTGTTGAAAGTTAAAGCGGTCAAGGTCAGCTTGTAATGCAGTTTTAGCATAATCTTCAGTAGTTTTACCTACGTTAGCTAATTGTGAAATATCACCATAGTCAGCTTGTGCTAATGTTGGTGCATTCATAACCGCTTGGTTTTGCATACCACGTTCCCCAGCATAGTTTTGATAAGCCAAGTTACCGTATGTATTTGCTAATGTTGTAGCTAAAGTATTTGCTGCTCTATTTTGAATGTCAGCAGATGCACCTGAGCCATAACGACCAGCCATAGAAGCACCACCTTGTGCTTGTCTAATAGCGTCATTGTATGCTTGTGTAGCTTGTTGAGTAGGACCAGCAAGAGCTTGCTGAAAGTATGGATTACCAGCATTTAGATAATCACCTTGAATAGAACTTAATTGTTGTTGTTGTGCAGCAGGAACTAATGGGTTGCCTGCCATAGCTCTTTGTCCAGCCAAACCTAATGCTTGAGTAGTTTGTGAAGAAGGACCTACATAAGTTTGACCAGGAAAGTAATCAGGACCTGCTGTTTGATATAAATTTTTAGCTTCGCCAAGTCCGTATTCTACGAATGGTCTAACAGTAGGGTCTAATTCATTAGTTGTTTTAGAAGTTTGACCTCCACCACCACCAGAACCACCACCATAAAATGTAAATGACTGTACTAATTCTTGTACCCAATTGTGTAACTTAAACATATCTATTTCCTTAAAGTATAAATTCCCATGTTTGAGGTTTAAAACCCATTTCTCTAGCTTTACGTTCCCATCCACGCCTTTGCGAAGAGAATGTAACCCTAGACTTATTTCCTTGTTTTGCTATTGCTTGAATTTCTTGCCATGCTTGATGAAATAGTGTTTCATCATTAAGTGTTGACCATGTAGCCCATACATGAAGTGTGTTGCCTATAGGCTGTAATACTACAAAACCTACTGCTTTGTTATCCACTATTCCAAGAAACAACATAGAACGGTTTTCATAACAGTCACAATAAATGTCTTCTATTATCCATTCCATGTGACCTTTAGCTCTTACTAATTCAAGACCATGTTTAACATAGTCCCAATGCTCTCGTAACTTATCTTTAGGTATATAGTGTAAAATCATCCTACTATTATATAACGATAATTCCTTGAAACACCATGACTTCCATGATGGACTGTGCAGCTACCTTGTGCAAATGTATCAAAGTAAACATCTATAAGTTCAGCAGCAGAGTTACTGTCTAGTGGCATAATTACAATGACTGAGTTAAAGCCTATACGTTCATCACTTAGCGTAGTAGTTGTAGTGCTAACAGTAGTAGAGAAAGAGCCTGTATTATTAGACTTACCTTCCACTAGGTTGTTTACTATTTCTGCTACTTGTCTTGGGTCGCCACCTGTCCAAGGTAGTTTACGGTACATATCACTACGAGCCATTATCTAGTTCCTTGTTCAGAGTAATCTAAATCTAATCCAATAGCTGAAAACCAGTTAGCACCTGTAGGTGTAAGACTGACTCTATGATAACGACCTGAGCTTCTAACAGAACATCTATCTTCTTGACTTGCTGATACAGCAGTTGAATATGTGATAGTGTCATCTAACATACGCCTAGAAGCCACAGAAACGCTTGCAGAGCCACTATCTACAGAAGGTCTAATAAGAGTAAGCACAGAGTTATAACCGTACTCTAAGTCGTTTGTAGTGATAGTTGCTGTAGCTGGAGTTCCTGTGAATGTGATGACTTTAGCATCACGAACACCACCAAATAAGAATTTACCACCTTTGTATAGTCTGTCATCCATTGTAGTTACAAGAGTGTCTATTGTCTTTAATGCTGCGGCTGAGGCTGCCATATCTATGGCGACCCCTGTGCCTGAGCCTACACCTGTAGCTGTAAATAATACACCTACCGTATTAGCGACTGCACCTATAAGCGTAAAGTCTGTTGTGCCTACTGTTCTAATGGTATATTGTTTTGTGGCTACAAATGAGCCTGCTGTTATGTTGTAAGCAGTATCTATACCTTCTAATGATACACCTGTAGTCGCTAGGGTTGAAAGATAGTCTACGTCTGTATCAGCTTCACACCATTTTTGTGTTTCAAAGTTGTATATTAATAATCCTCGTGGACCTGAAACTGTTGTGTAATCCCAAATAACTAAGTTACGTTCAGGGTCTACTGCTGTTGATATAGAATCAATGTCACCAATGTTAGCGTTGTTAAAAAAGTATCTGTCTACTTTTTCTGAGCCAATAGCAGTAATTTGTTGACCATTACATGAATAGAATCCATCATCTGATAGGAAGTATGCTATACCACCATATTGAGCTATAGAACCACCCTCTATACAACCTACGTTACGACTAATCGTGTCAAATTGAAAGAATAAAGGTGAGCCTATATATGACATTCTTACAATGGCTTTTTCTAAAAATACTATACCAAACTCACCACCAACAATTCCAGTTATGTCACCACCATCGGGCAACTCTTGGAAATCACTTTGTGATGCACCGCCTGAAGTCCAATCTGTAGGGTCGTTTATATCTGAAAATTGCACCCTTGCTGGGTTAGTGCCTGCACCTATATTGGCACACACTACAAAATCACGAACTGCTGTTATATATTTTGCAACAGGAGCATTTGTAGCTAAATCACCAAAATAAGAAGATGCGTTTATATCGTAATATTGAACTTTATTAGAACCATTAGTGGCTAGTGCATAGTTAGCAAACTGTAAGAATTGCCATCTATATGTTCCTGTATAATCACTTGCTATAACTGTTCCTGTAGCTGCTGCACTTGGAACATTAGCATTAACTTTAGCGTAAGTAAACGTGGTAGAAGTAGGCACAGTAGTAATGGCATAACTACCATCAAATACGTTATTACTTGCGTCTACTGTTACAGTATCACCTGTGCTATAGCCATGAGCAGAAGCAGTAGTAATAGTAGCTACGTTAGATGTTAGTGCTACGTTACTTATTGTTCGTGATGCACTTTTACCAACACTATCTAAAGCTAAAGTAGATGAGTCTAGTTTAAATAGTTTAGTAAGACCGCCTGCAAATACAGAAACGTCATTATCTACTTTAGTAGCAAATACGTTAGTTAAATCTTCAGAGGCACTTGCAGAATAGTTTACTGCTGACTTAAATGGACCATATCCTATAGCTAAAGGAGTAACATTATTAGCTTCTGATACTGTATCTAATATAGATGGTTGGTCAGGTAACCAGTCTTTAAATTGTATGCGTTGCGTTGTCATACTTTTTCTTCCCAATCCTTAATTTTATCTATCCATTGATAATTTACCATACAATAGCTACAGAACCTGTTGAACCATCTGTGCCATACCCACCTGAATATGTAGCACCTTGCCCAGCACCACCTGCTGCACCTGTAGCACCTTGATTGCCACTTGTTGAATTTCCTGCAATACCGCCAGCAGCTTGAAATCCTATAGAGTCAGCACCGCCTACTCCACCTGCTCCACTACCAGCTATAACTGTTCCGCCAGAATATACATACGCACTAGAGCCACCTCCACCGCCAGCCCATCCACCTGTAGTGCTATTTGAATTTATACAACTTCTACCATCACCAGCACCACCGTTAGTATGTCCAACACCGCCTTGACCTTTTCTGTCAGTAACATCATTATTAATAGTAGTCCATGTTGCAGCATTACTTCCGCAATTAGATATACCTGACCTACCACCTTGACCACCAGCACCTACTGTAATAGTAAGTGTTTCATTAGGATTAACAGTAATTGTTCTTATGTCTTTATAAGAAGTGCCTCCTGTTACGCCAGCACCTGTAGCACCACCACCGCCACCGCCACCACCGCCACTCATAGTAATAGTAAGACTTATAACTTGTGCAGGAACAGTAAATGAACCGCTAGACGTAAAGGTTTGGTTGCCTGTTTTATATTGTGATGAAGTTAGCCCAAAACTTTGTGCTGTAGTTACTGCTTTTCTAGCTAAAAAAGGCATTTTTTATCCTACTTGAATTGAACTTGTGAGGCAAATACTGTAAAAGCTGCTGACCCTGTTTTAACAATGGTATATGAATAAGAGTCTACGCTATTAATATTACCTGCTGTGGGTGCTACACCATTTTGATATTTAGGTGTAACAGTTGTTCCGTCTACTTGAACTACGTTATTATAATAAGCTGTTGAGCCTTGTGTAACTAAGAATACAACTGTAATAGATTCACCTGTAGACATAGCGGTATTTAAAGATGTACCACTAGATGCTCTAAGGTTTACAGTCCAATTAGCACTTGCATTACTTGTGTAATAAAGAATAGATTGTGTAGTAGCATCATAGTTAATTGTGCCTGTAGCTGCGGTAGCTGATACTGTTATACCTTCTATAGCATTAACAAATTTAGATGAAATAAGTGCAGAAGTACCTGTAAATGTTTGTTTAGCAGTAAAATTAGTTGCTACATCATCAAATACTGTATTTGCATCGTAAGCCTGAACATTTGTGCCAATCACTAAACCTAATGCAGTCCTAGCATCACTAGCTGTAGTAGAGCCTGTGCCACCTGCAGTTAATGGAATAGTATCACCTGACGTGCCTGCTTGTAGGTCTTTAATTTGTGCCATTAAAGAACGAATAGCATTGTTTACGTTTGCAGGTGAGCATCCTTCAGCAATGTTAATATTACTAATGTCGGTGTTACTTGCTGGGGTTGCTGAATATTCACTAATTTTTGTCTTTGCCATTTTTTACCCTTGTCTTAACCAAATGTCTGTACTTGGAGTTGTATCAGTCCAAGTTTCTGTTCCTGCTGTAATTGTTGTCCATGTATCTGAAGAAGCTGATATTGGAGACCATGTATCTGTAGATGTTGTAGCGTCTGTCCATGTTTCTGCACCTGGAGTAACAGGTATCCATCCTTCACCTTGTCTTGTACCTTTAGCAGTAACTGTTCCTATGCCTTCTACATAAGCATATCCTGCTAGTATAGCGTTAGGACTTGCTGTAACTATAGCAAACCCATTTATTTGTGCATTAGCTGAATTTATTAAACCACCTAAAGCTGTTACTGTAGCAATTCCTGTTATAGAACCTGTTGCTGATAGTATACGAAACCCATTAGCTGTAACTGTAGCATTGGCTGTGATAGAAGCATTACCACTAGCTGTTCTAGAGCCATTTGCTACAACTGTTCCTGTTGCTGTGATGCTTGCTGAAGCTAGTGCTATAGAACCACCAGTAGCAGATACTATTGCTGTTCCTAGTATTGCACCACTACCAAACTGTGTTCTTGTAGCTACAGCAGATAAGTCTGCAAAGCCGTTTATAGATGCTGTGCCAAATACTAATGCACCGCTTAAAGTAACTGTAATTGTTGCAGTAGCATTTATACTTGCGTTAGATGTTCTAAAGCGTGTTCCTGCAATGCTTACGGTTGCTTCTGCTGTTATTGATGCTACACCTAATTGTGTTTGTCCAGCTAGTGAGCTAAAAGGAGCTTGGGAAAATGCACTTATGCCAAACATTTATTGCTCCTTAAAGTGTTACTTCTTCCCAGTTAGTAATGGATTCATTCCACTTGTATTGTTTATCATCTGTAGGCATAACTACAGGTGCTTCCCATGACCATGTTGTATTGTTTAGTGTCCATGATGGGAATGGTTGTGATGCGTAGAATACGTCATTAGTAGCATCGTATGTATAACCAATGCCAGCGTAATTACCTCTTAAAGGTCTACCTTCTGGATGTTGATTAGCATGTGTGTTGTATGATGTTTGTAACCAAGTACCTGCACTTGAGTCTACAAATGTATCAAAGAATTCTTTTTCTGCTACTATTACTTGTACTACTTTACCGTCTAAAACTTTTGCGAAATGTGACATAGTTTTTCCTTATGCTGTATATGTGCCAGAGGCTGTAAATTTAATAATTGTACTACTTCCTGAAGTTGTTACTGTTGGGCTTCCAGTAGTTGTGCCTGTATAGTTAGCAGTAGGGACACTTAATATAACAACTCCAGAACCACCTGCTGCTGCTGCTGAAGTTCCACCAACAGCACCACCGCCACCACCGCCACCTAAATTAGCAGTTCCTGCTATTGCTACTGAAGTAGATGTATTTTGCCTTGCTCCAGCACCGCCTCCACCAGCTCCACCTGCATTATTATTGTTTGCTTGACCAGCTCCACCGCCACCTGCATAAGTAACTGAAGAACCTGTTATAGAGGAAGCTGTTCCAGCTCCACCAGTACTAGTACCTGCACCTGTTCCGCCAACTGCATTAGCTCCACCACCTCCACCACCATTACCGCCTGCAACACCAGCACCGCCTGCATTACCTTGACCAACTGTGCCTGCACCACCAGCACCTCCATTAGCACCTCCGCCGCCGCCTGAACCTCCGCTACTTCCAGCAACACCATCTCTACTTCCTGCACCACCTCCAGTAGAAGATATTGTTGTTAATCCTGTGCCTGATATTGATGAAGCAACTCCTGATGTTCCGCTTGTACCAGCACCAGTTGCCGCAGCACCACCAGCTCCAACTGTTGTTGTAATTACTGTTCCATTAGCTACTGTTTGAGTTGATGTTCTAAAGCCTCCAGCACCTCCACCACCACCACCTTCAACATTACCAGCATTAGTTCCGCAACCACCGCCACCACCACCAGCTACAACTAAAAAGTCTACTGAATAAGTAGTTGATTGTTCACCTATTGCTACCCATGCAGTTCCTGTATAAACTTCCATTACACCAGTAGTCGTGTTATACCCTTGTTGTCCAGTACTAGGAGAAGATGGTCTACCAGCAGTAGTCCATGAAGCATTAGTTATGCCATTTGTCCCAGATATATTTACAGGCATTATACTGCTCCTAATTTATTAGCTTCTTGTTGTGCTTGATACGCTGCAATGACTTCTGGTGTATGTGTAACCTTGCATATATCTTGCACTTGTTGTTCTTGGTCTGAATAGTCTTGACTTGGAACTATGCACCATCTATGGAATGTACGAGATATTTGATTGCCATTGTCAGTAATAATAGTAGCTTGACGAACTTGAATAGTTCTATTGCTTACTACTTCTATTCTATCTATTTTTATTTGTTGATTTAATGACATAATATTTTTCTTTATGCTGATTGATATGAACCAGTTATTATCCAAGTGTAACCATTTGTACCGCCAGAAGTTCCAGCATAATCTTGAATTGAACCAGATGTTGAATTTGAATCAATATATAATTGTCCTGTTTTACCAACAACAGCATTTTCTCTAGCTATTAATACTTGTCTATTACCTGTCCAAGTTGTAAATGGTAAATTTGTAATTGTCATGCCATTATTACTACCACTTGTTACTGGTATAATCATATTAATAAATACTAACTTTCCTATTTTTATATATATGCCTGTTGTAGTTCCAACTGTAACTCCAGTCACAGAAGGAGTAAAAGTTCCCTCTTCATAATCATCTAAAGTATTACCATCACTAGATGCTGATTGAGTTGTTGGAAATGTTATTTGCCCACCAGTAAGATTAATAGTAGGTATTGTAGCTTGACCAGTAAATGTAGGAGCTGCTGTAAGAGCAATAGTGCCTGTAGTAGTAGGTAATGTTAGCGTAGTTGTGCCTGATACTGCTGGGGATTCTAATGTTATTGAACCTGAAGTAGAACCGTTAAGTATTAGTTTAGCCATTAGTTATTCTCTTTTAAGCTATGTATTACTTGTAAAAAATAAATCATGCTGTGTAACTTCCTGAAGCTGTGAATTTAATAATAGTGTTAGAACCTGAAGTTGTTATTGTAGGTGATCCAGTTGTAGTTCCTGAATAGTTTGTAGTTGGTACGGATAGGATTACAACTCCTGAACCACCTGCTGCTGAAATTGCACTACTAAATGAGCCACCACCACCACCGCCGCCAGTATTAACTGTACCTGCTACAGATGTTGTGCCATTTCCACCACCAAGACCACCACCACCAGCTCCACCTGCACCACCAGCAGCACCACGAGTATCACCACCACCACCACCGCCGCCAGCATATGTTACTGAAGAACCAGTTATAGATGAAGCAGTTCCTGCACCGCCAACACCTCCTGTGGTTACAGCATTACCGCCAACAGCTCCAGCACCTCCGCCTCCACCGCTTGCCCAAAATGATGATACAACAAGAGCAGTACCGCCATTATTACCTTGTCCTGAAGTTCCTGTACCAACAGCATCTACTGAACCTGAACCTGCTGCTCCACCACCAGAACCACCATTTCCACCGCTACCTGTACTTCCGCCACCACCACCTGCACCGCCTCCAAGAGCGGTTAAAGATAATCCAGTAGAATTAGAGCCTACATTACCAGCTCCTTGAGAGCCACCAGATAATCCATTTGCTGCACCGCCTGCACCAACTGTAAATGAATATGTTGTTCCTGTAAGTAATGATGATGTGCTAGTTAATAAGCCTCCAGCACCGCCTCCACCGCCGGGGTTGTATCCACCAGAACCACCACCTGCAACTATTAAATAACTAGCAGTATAAGATAAGCTCATAGATGAAACTATCCAATTAGTTCCATTGTATGCTTCAATAGCACCAATACTACTATTAAATCTTGTTTGTCCAATAGTAGGACTAGCTGGTCTTTGAGCAGTAGTGCCAGTAGGAATTGTCATTCCACCTGTAGAGTTAAATGTTGCATTTTGTGCTGTATCTATAGTTAAAGCTGTAGTACCGCTATTAGTTTGTAATACTAAAGACCCACTATTGTCTGGTTGTATTACTACACCATTAGTGGTAGTTGCATTTATAATTGTACTCATACTATCACCCAGCGAGAAGTAGCAGGAACTGTAACAATAGCACCTGAGCCTATTGTAACGTCACCTGCTTCTACAGAGTTATATCCTGTAGGAAATGTGTAAGATGTTGCTATAGTTCCATTATTAACACTAAGTCCGTTAGATGCAGCAAACTGTGGTGCATAAGCATCACCATTAGCGTCTTGGTAAACAGCTTTTTCAGCAGGATAAGTTACAAATACATTCTTTGTGCCTGCACTAAAGTTTACTAGAGAACCACTATTGCTAGACTCTAATACAGTAGTACGAGATAAAGTAGTGCCTGAAGATGTGTATGTACCTAGACCTACTTCAAAGTCTGAACCACCTACGATAGCGTAGTAAGTAGTATTAGCATTACCTATAACAGAAAATGACTGGAAACCAGCAACTGCACCAGCAAGCGTGAACGTGCCTGTGCCTGTGGTCGTAGACGTTTCTTGGACTCTATCTTTGACGACTAACGCCATGACTTATCCTTAAGCTAATGTAACTGAAAGGTTGCCTGTTGAAATCTTAAAGATATCACCAGTATCAATTGTTTTAGATGTATCTAAAGGTGTATGGTAAAGTAAATTACCTGCTGTAGAAGCATCTCTTAAACCAATATGCGTTACTGTACCCCATCCTGCTGTGCAAGTAGGAAAGGTTACATCAGCAGAGCTTAACGAAACTCCGTTAGAAGGTGCAGCAAATGTGACGGATGTTCTAGCGTAACTACCACCTGTAACTTCTGTGCCTGTATCTGCGTCTGTAGGGTCAGTAGTGTATAAAGCTACATATATTGTTGCAACTGATGTGTATGTTGTGTTGCGTAGAGTTGCATTAATAAGTGCGTTCTCTAAAAAATTACTCATTTCTGCCATGATTTTTCCTTTATCTTGGTGTTACGTTTAATGTGGTGTATGCGTATGTTTGACCTAAGTCACTTGTTTTGATATTAGCAATTGCTCTATCATATAATGCTGACCATGTTGCTACTCTAGGGTCATTCATTAAATAAGGTTCTGCTTCTGCTAGAGTTGCGTAAAGTAAAGCATCTGGGTAGTATGCTAAGAACAAGTTACTAGCTGTTGTAGTAGAGATAAATGTAGGTTGACCATAGTATAAAATTTGAATGGTATAAGTTGCATCTTGGCTAGGTGCAAACTGGAACTCTGTGCCTAACATTGTAAAGAAGTGTGAACGACCTGATAATGATGTTTGACCATTACGGAAGAACAAGTCAGGTGATTGATACTCTAAGATAATAGGTGGGTTACCTTCAAAGTGCATCTCTCTTAACTCTAAGAAATCACTAGGGAACGCTACTTTATTATCTGTAGCTACAGTCGTTGCAACTTTTAACATAGCTTCTGTTCGTAAGTCACGACTCATTCTTAACTGTGCCATCTGAACAAAATCAGGGATAACAGTTGTTAAGTCTGTACGTGCTAGATAGCTTTCTACCGTTGATACAAAGGTAGTATAGTTTGTAAATGCCATTCGTAATCCTTATTGTTTTTTAACTAATACGATACAACCATTATCTATCTTTACTTGTTTAACTATAGTAAAGCGAGTGCTGAGATGTTTATTCCACCACTCTAAAGGTTGTTGTATAAGATGTGCGTTTCTACCGTCTGGTAATANTTTNATTGCTGGACCAGTATGTATTGTAAATAGTCCGTATTTATCTACTACTCTTTTTAAATCATCTAGTACGTTATTTAGTAATTCAGGTTCTATATGTTCAAGAACGTCTATACATGTTACAAATTCGTTTGGTTCTGGTGTTTGACTCCACAATGGATTACTAGGTTCATAGGGAGTGTAAGTTACTTCTGACTTAATGCTATCTTTTAGTCTACATTTACCTGCACCGTAGTCTAATAAACTTGTAATGTTAAACATTTGTATAACATCATCAACAATAGGTGCAAAGAATGTACTGGCTACCCCATAGTCAGGGTTCTCATGCAGTTTTGCCTGCATGTCTCTATATTCGTTAGAGATTAAGCTGTTCAATGACTTCTTTCCATGTTCTATCGTCTTGGTAAATAAGTCTCATGTGTCTATACCATGGCATACTTACTTGAGCATATCTCCATTGGTGATATTTAGGTACTAAGCACCATGTTTTAACGCCCATGGCAGCACTACAATGTAAAGCTGTAGTATTGACCCCTAAAACCATATCGCAAGCTCCTATGAGAGCTGCTGTGTCATCATAATCTTTTGCGTCAGATGCTAATTCTAAGTACTTAACACCTTCAATTTTATTCTCTACACTATAGTCTAAGCTAACTAACTGTATGTCTTTACGTCTTAGTAGTGGTTGTAAGTCATCTTCTGTAAGAACACGACCTTTAGAGTTAGTTCTAAACGTACCACCTTTAGTCGTAATGCCTATGACTGTTTTACCCCATGATTTAAACATGGCTTTCCACATCTCAACTTTATCTTTATCAGGTACTAAAAAAGGAGTCCCAGGAAAAGATTTGCTCGTTGGTCTGAAAAACTGGGGTAAGCCACCAATAGCACATCTTGCATCAATTGTAATGTCAT